ATGCGCCTCGACGCCCCCGGCAACCTCGGCTTGGGGGTGACACCGAGTGCTTGGGGTAGTAACTATCGGGCTGTTGAAGTCTCGGGCGCTGTTAACGTATTTGGAAACACAGGTGACGCCAACTTTGCTGGTATTGGCGCAAACCTTTACCACAACAATACCAACTATCTGTATCGGTACAGCACGTTTGCCACGATGTACCTGCAAGACAACGGTACGCACCAATGGCACACCGCCCCCTCCGGCACTGCTGGTAATGCAATCACATTCACTCAGGCGCTCACATTAGACGCTAACAGAAATTTACTTCTAAATGGGACAACTGCACCCGCATCTGGTGTAGGTACATTTGCAATCTTCAATGGCACTGCCCCAACTGGATCAGTTACAAATGGTATTGTTCTTTATGCAGAGGATGTTTCCTCTAGTAGCGAACTAAAAGTCAGAGACGAAGCAGGTAATGTCACAACACTTTCTCCGCACAACTTCTCAATGATTCCTGAAGGCCCATCGGAGGATATGGCTTGGGCTTATTACTCTGAGCGAGACGGAAAAAGAATCAACATTGATATGCTCAAAGCAATTCGCCTGCTTGAGAAACTCAGTGGTGAAAAATTGGTGTACGAATCTTAAACGAAAGGAAACTAAATGAACTTCACTTGGACAATCTCAAACCTAGATCGCAAGACCTCTAATGGTTTTGTTTATTGCGCTCACTGGCAGTGTACTGGTGCTGATGGTGATCTTCACTCATCGGTTTATGCAACCTGTTCATTCGACGGTGATCCTACTGTCCCGTATGCAGACCTGACGCCAGAGATGGTGCTTGGATGGGTGTGGGAGCAGGTAGACAAGGCTGCAACTGAGCAATCTATTGCGGATCGCATCGAGGCACTCAAGAACCCTGTTGACGCATCTGGCCTGCCTTGGGCCTCCGCTGAGTAGTCGGTCACTACTCGTAACTTAGAAAGGAACTGAAATGGCAAATACAAAAACCCCCATTTCGATTGATGGCGTTGAGTATCAATTCGAAGACATGACCGAGAAGCAGCAGGTCTTGGTTAACCACATTGCAGACTTGGATCGCAAACTAGCATCTGCAAGGTTTAATGTAGATCAACTCCAAGTCGGCAGAGATGCTTTTTTTGCGATGCTGAAGGCTGAACTGGACACAAAACCAGAAGACAAGGAATAAGAATATGTCCATGCAAGAAGGAACCAAGCAGGTATTAGATAGTGTATCTATTGTAACAGTAGTTGGTACTCTAGCAGATATTCTCCCTGCTGTAGCTGCTTTGTTCACTATTGTGTGGACAGCCTTGAGAATCTGGGAGACTGACACAATACAGAAATTAGTAGGTAAGAAGAATGAGTCGTAAGCGTTCAATAGGTACTAATCTTACTGATACTACTAAAGTAACAGCATACACTGTTCCTACTGGTATTACTGCAGACTGGACTCTGTTGTACATTGTCAATACTGGGTCTAATAATACTATTAGTGTGTATTGGTATGATGCTTCTACTTCTACAGAGTTTTATGTTCTTGGTGCTAAGAATTTAAATACGGGTGACTATGTTTTGTTTAATGGAGCAGAAGTAATCCTACAAGCTGGTGATCAAATTCGTTATCAGCTTGGTTCATCTGGGGCTATGACTGCTATTGCTACAGTAGAAATTACATCACCAATTGGTGTCAATGGAGGAGCTTAACATGAAAGAATTTAAACCTTGTGCTGGATGCCCTACCCCTGCTAAGTGTAAGAAGATGGGTAAGTGCATGAAGAAAGAAGCAATGAAGTCCTCACCCATGAAGACAAAGCAAGTCAAGCGTGGCTACTAAACCTAAATCTAAAGTCAATCAAGCAGGCGTTTACACGCAGCCTGGAATGCGTAAGCGTCTGTTTGAGAAGATTAAAGCTGGCTCTAAAGGAGGCGATCCTGGTGAGTGGTCTGCTCGTAAAGCTCAGCTGCTAGCGCGAGAGTACAAAGCTAAAGGTGGTAGGTACAAGTCATGAAGAAAGATCCTCAGCAGTCTCTTAAGGATTGGACTGACCAGAAGTGGAGGACATCTTCAGGAAAGCCCTCTAAAGGCCGTCTAAGGTACTTGCCAGACGCAGCATGGGATGCCCTATCACCTGCAGAGAAAGCCGCTACAAACCGTGCTAAAGCCTCTGGAAACAAGGCAGGCAAGCAGTTTGTTAAACAACCCAAAAAGATTGCTAAGAAAACTTCGAGGTACCGATAATGCCACTAGCTAAAGGTAAATCCAAAGAGACTGTAAGTAAGAATATCAAGAAGCTAAAGCAAGAAGGATATAAACAAGATCAGGCTGTAGCAATAGCACTTAACACCGCAAGGAAAAAGAAAGATGGCAAAAGATCCAAGGCTTGAACGAGTAGGTGTTAGTGGATACAATAAGCCTAAGCGTACACCTAATCACCCAACTAAGTCTCATGTAGTTGTGGCTAAAGAAGGTGACAAGATAAAGACAATCCGCTTTGGTCAGCAAGGTGTATCTGGTTCTCCTAAGAAGGAAGGCGAGTCTGCTGCTTATCGTAAGCGTAGAGAGTCTTTTAAGTCTCGACACGCAAGCAATATTGCTAAAGGTAAGATGTCAGCAGCTTACTGGGCTGATAAAGAAAAGTGGTAGACTACTTGACTTTTTCCTAAAAATATGGTATACTATAACTATGACATACTTAGAACTTGTTAATGCAGTACTTCGTAGAGTAAGGGAAGCTGAAGTGTCTACTGTTCAGCAAACACCTTACTCTAAACTTATTGGTGATTATGTTAATGAAACAAAGAGAGAAGTAGAAGATGCTTGGGACTGGAATGCTCTTCGTACTACTCTTAGTGCTAACACCACTGCTTCTGTCTTTAACTATGTTCTAGTAGGATCAGGATATAGGTTTAGAGTACTTGATGTTCTTAATGACACAAGTAACTGGTTTGTTCGTCCTGCTTCTAATTCATACATGAATGAGCAGTTTCTGCTTGGGTCTTCTATTCAAACAGGATCACCCACATACTATAGCTTTAACGGACAAGACTCTAACGGAGACACGCAGGTTGATCTGTTTCCTGTCCCTGATGCTGTGTATGCTGTTCGCTTTAACGTAGTTCTTCCACAACCAGACCTGTCTAATGATTCAGATATTTTAAGTATTCCTTCTGATCCAGTTATTCAAGGTGCTGTGCTCAAGGCTATCATTGAGCGTGGTGAGGATGGTGGACGAGGATCAGAGCTACAAGCTGAAGCATATCGTAAGTCTGTTGGTAATGCAGTAGCTATTGAAGCTAATCGCTTTGCTGATGAAATTACTTGGAATTTAGTTTAATGCCTACAGCACCTCTTCAACCAGTATCTATTGTAGCCCCAGGATTTGCTGGCCTTAATACACAAGAGGCTAGTGTATCCGTAGCTAAAGAGTTTGCTCTTCGAGCAGAGAATGCTGTCATTGATAAATACGGTAGAATTGGTTCTCGTAAAGGTTGGAGTCCTATTAATCCTACTGCTTTTACTGGAGAGCCTGGTTGTATTCATGAGCATGTAACTTCTACTGGGTCTACAACTATTTATTATGTTGTAGGTGGCGTTGTCTATAGCCTTAATACTACAACAGGTGTTAGCACTACTGAGTATACTATTGCTTCTGCACCTGCTGATGATTACTGGCAAGCTATAAGTTTTAATAATGATGTTTACTTATTTCATGATAACTCTGCTCCTATCATTAATCATGTTAGTCATGCTGGATGGGAGCTAGTCTCTGCACATAGTGCTTTGCCTGCTAGCGTTACTCAGGTAGGGTGTGCTACTAGTGCTTATGGTAGAATGTGGATTGCTAGGACTAATCTTAATAAGACAACGGTATACTGGTCTGATCTTTTAATTGGTTATGACTTTACGGGTGGAACTGCTAGCTCTCTAAATATTGAGAAGTCGTTTACTAACGGTACTGATGAAATCACTGCGTTAGCAGCTTTTAATGGATTCTTTATTGTCTTCTGTAAGAAGTGTATCCTTGTCTATCAAGGTGCAGATAATGATCCTACAAGTAATATTCAGCTAGTAGAAGTTATTGATGGTGTTGGTTGCATTGCTCGAGACACTATTCAAGATATTGGTACTGATCTGTTGTTTTTGTCTGATACTGGAGTGCGTAGTCTTGCTCGTATTATCCAAGAAAAATCAGCACCTGTTTTTGATGTATCTAAAAATGTACGTGACCAACTAATTTCAGACGTAATTGTAAATGCTTCATCAAATTCAATTCGTAGTGTATACCATGAAAGAGAAGCTTTTTATCTTCTTACATTAGTTGATAGACAAATAACATATGTTTTTGATACTAAAGCTAAACTAGAAGACGGGGCATTTAGAGTAACAACTTGGTTTATTTACCCTAAAGCTTTGTGCTCATTACGTAATCGAGATTTGTTGTTAGCTCGTAACGGATACATTGGTAAATATGATGGTTCTTCTGACAATGGTACTTCTTTTCGGTTTGCCTATTATACTTCTCATTTGGATGGTGGCAACCCTTCTATCTTAAAAATACTTAAAAAAGCCGCCGTTCTTATGATTGGCGGTAGTGAGACTACTGTCATTCTTAACTGGGCTACAGATTATTCAACTGGTTATTCTTCTGGAATTACATTACTTCCTAATCAAAATACATCTGAATATAATGTTTCAGAGTTTAACTTAGATTCTTTTGGTGCTGGCATTAACATTAGCAATATTCGCCAACAATTCAGTGGAACTGGTAGAGTATTCCAAATAGGTATTGAAGCAAATATTCTTACTGATTCTTTGTCTATTCAACAGTTAGACATTTACGTTAAAACAGGACGGACACTGTAATGGCGAACTACACGGTTACTACAAACTTTTCTACTAAGGACTCACTTCCTTCTGGTAATCCATCTAAGATTATTAAAGGAACTGAGTTCTCTACTGAATTTAATAACATTGCTACTGCTGTTTCTACTAAAGCAGACGCTGCTAGCCCTGCTCTTACAGGAACTGCTACTGCAGTAAACCTTACTGTTTCTGGTACATTTAGCGCCACTGTCCCTGGAGGTACCTACTAATGGCTATTTACACTATGCCTGAAGGCACGTCTGGCCTTTTTAATTTAACGCCAACTACAACACCAGACTATGCAAAAATTGCACTAGAACTGGCTAATAAGAATCAATACGACGCTGCTTACGACTTCAATAAAGACGGTAGGTTAACTGCGTATGATTCATTGCAAATCCTAAAAGCACAAAAAGCCGGTGGATGGTCTCCAACAATAGCTACAAATACAGCACCTGCAACAACAATAGCTACAAATACAGCACCTGTACCAGTTGTAACTGCCGCTGACCCCAATGCTGTTCCTGCCACTAAAGCAGAGACTGCTAGTATTCCTTCTCGTTACACTAATATTGAAGTAGTAAAGGCTCCTACTGCTGATGCAGATCAGTCACAAGAACCTGATAAATACTTTGCTATTGATTCTGAGACTGGTGATCGAGTAGAACTTCTTAAAGCATCAGAGTATCCTGTTGGCAATGGTCCTAAAGGTACTGAGTGGCTTGCTCGTAGAGCAGGAGATATGATTACTACTCCTGATGGTAACTTTTTACCATTTGAGGCTGTTGATTCCAAGGGTAACATTATTGGTACTTGGAATATGCAGAAGAATGAACTATCTGACTTTGCTAAAGTAGTTGGAGGGGCTACTAAGATTGCTGCTGTAGCTCTTGGTGGCTACGCTATCGGTAGCTCAATCCTGAACGCTGCTGGTCTTGGTGGCACTGCTGCAGGTACAGCCGCTACTTCTGCAGATGCTGCTTTTGTTGGTGAGATGGCCTCTCAGCTTGCAGGAACAGGTATTGGACAGGCTCAGATTGCTCAGACGCTGGTAGCTAGTGGGGTTGGTGCTGAGGCTGCTGCTGCGGCTGCAGCGGCTGCTGCAGGTGGTGCTAGTGCAGGCACAATTGCTGGATCTCTAGCTGCAGGTAGCTTGTTCACAGCTACTGCTGCTGATCTTGCTGCTGCTGGTATTACCGCAGGTAACACATTTACTGCCGCTAACGCTGCTGCGCTTAACTCTGCACTGTCTGGAGGAGCTGCGACTGGCGGTACTACAGCAGGTACAGTAGCTGGTGGTACAGCAAGTGGCACCGCAGCAGGCACAAAAAGTGCAGTAACTTCTTCAATTCCTGAGGTTGTTGTTACAGGGACCAAGGCCGCTACCGGTAGTTCTTTACTTCCAGCAGCAGTTGCAGGAAGCACGCTACTTGGTACTGCTGATCTTCTTAGTGGTACTAATCTTCCAGGCCAAGGACTACAAGTCGATCCTAATGCGGGGCTTGGTGATGGAGCTACTGTAAATCAGTCGCCTACTGGTGGTGTGTCTGGAGGAACAGGGCTAGACCCTAACCTTATTGGGGCAGGTGCTGGTGTTGGTGGCGTGCTAGGAAGCACTGGCCTTTTAACAGGTAACAATGTTGTTGATTTAGCAACAGGAGCTTTAGGTGCTGCTGGTAATGTAGGTGGTGCTTTGTCACTTAATACTTTGTCTCAGCTATTTCCTACTGGTCTTGGTGATTTAAGTCAAATCCTAAGTGGTACTAATTTAAGTAATGCCTTAACTAGTCAAGCCAATACTGCTGCTGCTTCCAATGCAGCCTCTACTGCAGCTAAGCTTGGTGCTGCTGCTCCATTGATTAATGCTCTTGTGTCTGGTGGTTTGAGTCAAAATGTAATCAATGATCTTAAAGATCTTGGTGCACAAGCACAAAAAGATTATCGTTCACTAGCAGAGGAAGCAAGTCGAGATGTAAGCTTTACTCCATATGGTGTTTCAACTGGTTTGTTTAGCACTACTCGTCCTACAACTACTGGTGTGTTTGAATCAACATTAAATCCTCAGACACAGGCTTTGGTTGATGCTGCTAATGCTGCGTCTCTTGGTTCGTTTCAGCAAGCAGGTACTGCTGATCTAAATCAAATGACTGCAGATCGTATGGCCCTGTATCAGCAACTTGTGTCACCAGAGCAACAGCGTAGTAGACTTGCCCAGGAAGCACGTTTACAGGCTCAAGGCAGGCTTGGCGTAGGTGCTGGTGGGGGAGAGTATGCACCAGAACTCAGAGCCTTAGAAGACGCTATAGCAAAGCAGAACCTACAGTTTGCTCTCGCGGCTCCTCAAGAGGCGCTGGCTCAGCGAGCATCTCTTATCACTCAGGGACAAGCAGCTGGTCAACTTCCGCTTGGTATTAGTCAACAACAACTTTCAGCACTACAGCTTGGTGGTCAGCTTGGTCAACAGCAAGCACAAACTGCTTATCAGCGTGGTGGTCTCCTTGGTCAGTATGCTGGTCAAGGTATTTCTGAGAACCTGCTTGCACGTCTTGGTGCTGCTCAAGTTGCATCAGAGCAAAACAAAGCAATTGGTACTGCCCTTGGCGGTCTATTCGTATAAGGAATAATCATGGCTATCGGACTATTTGGTACAGGTATTGGTGCTCAGAGTGACGAGGATATTGTCTCTAAGATCAGACAAGAGCAGCAGCTACGCAACCAACAGCTAACGCAGAACCTTGGTAAGTATGCTGGTCTTACTGCGTCAGGCATGGGAGCAGCACAACAGTTTCAATCTGATGTAGGTAAACTCTTTGGTATCCAAGACCCACGCCTGCAGAAGAATTCTCTTCTACGTGAAGCTGGTGATGCAGTCAAGGCTCGTGGTGTTGACATGAGTGACGCACTAGCTACTCTCAAAGCTTTCTCTGAAGAGCTGATGAAGCGTGGTCTGTATCAGGAAGCTACTGCTTTGGTGCCACAGATTCAACAAGCACAGAGACAGGCTGCTGCTGATGCTCGCGCTGCAGCTCAGGATGTTCGTGCTGAAAGACAACTACAAATTTCTGAAGACACCTTGGCACTAAAGCAATCAGCAGAAGATCGAGCACGTGTCAATGCTGGGCTAGAAGCTAACCGTAAAACAACTGAATTCTATAAGAAGAATCCAGAACAAGCAGAATTTAGGTTGCAAGAACTTGCTCGTATTATTCAAGCTGATCCTAATAATCAAGCTGCTCTTAAAGAGTATGAGTCAATTACTGCAGCCGGTAGCCAAGGCGCTATTGAGCGGACAGGCCGTCAAGCAAAAGAGGAGCTTGAGGCAAGAAAAGAAAAAGCTTTGATTGAGAAGTATCAAAAAGAAACTAATGAAGCTGCAAAATTTACACCTGCTCAACGTTGGAATGCAGAAAGACAAGCGGCAATAGATCTGTTTAAAGGTTATAAGCTGGACCCAGCAGCTCCGCTTACGGGGGCGTTTGCCCTGAACCCTGCGCTTACAGGAGCACAGGAACGAGCACGACGCACTCCTGTTCCTGAGGGCGGCCAAGTTCCTGCAACACCTGCTCAAGCAGCTCCTAGCCCTGGTGTTCTTAGGTTTGATGAAAAAGGAAACCCTATTAAATGAAACAGGCACAGCTAGCTGACGGTCGTGTCCTTGAATTTCCAGATAATACTCCAGATGAGGTTATCTTTCGTGTTGTTAAGGACTTAGTTAATGCACCTAAACAACCAGTACAAGATCCGTTAACTGCTCAGACAAACAAAGCTGCGATAGAAACAATCTCTCAAGCTATTCCTGAGCCTGTTAAAGAAGCTGCGTCTGTAGCTGGAGAAAAAATATCAGAAGCTTATGGCGCTCTTCCTGAGCCTGTTAAGTCTGCTGCGCGTACAACAGGTAACTTCCTATTAGACACACTAGATTACCTACAGCGCCCGTTCCAAGCAGTAGCTGTCGCTAGTAAAGAAGCACGTAAGCTTCAGAAAGAACAACCTTCTCAGCCTGGTAAGATTGAAATGCCTGCTGCTTTTACTGAGCAAGGGGCTGCTAGGATTAGGGCTGCTGCTGGGCGTGGTATTAAAGGTGAAGAGAAAGCATCAACACAAGAACTATTGTCTGATGAGTTTCGTAAAGCTAATCCAGTAAAGGCTGCTGTTCTTGGTTTTGCTGGTGATGCGGTATTAGATCCTTTGAATGTTGTTGGTGGTGCTCCTTACAAAGTTGTTAAAGCTGCAATTGAAACTGTACCTGGAGCAACTACAATACCCTCTAAGCTAGCAGATAACGAACTCTTTAGATCTTTTAATGTTACTACTGGTGATGTAGATAAGGCACGAGAGCTTTATAATAACTATCGTTATCTTAGGGACAAAGCTAAGAACGAAGGTGTTCGAGATGCTAAAGCTTTGAACAACCAACTAAAGAAACTATCTAAGCAATCAAACATCCCTGTTGATGAACTTAAACGCAAAATCGTTCAGGATATTGAAACAGGGAACTTAAGCCCCAGTGAGATTGGTACTATTGAGCAAACGATTATTAATCGTAACAAACAACTACTTGAAGAACAAAGAGCCGCAGGCGTAGAGGTAGGGGATCTAGGTGTTACGTACATGCCTCACGTTTTGTCTGAGCAAGCAGACGAGATCCTTAAAGATCTTAAACAAAAGAATTTTTATGGTATTCGTCCATCAGCTAAATCACAAAGCGCTATTGAAAGACAGCTAGAAGGCACAGTAGCTGAGATCAACGCTAAAAATATTTACGGCACTAACAAGTTCTTTATTGATGATCCTGCTATTATGACAGGCATTGCTGAGTATCGTGCTGCTAATGCTATTGCAGGTAAGAAGTTTCTTAAAGACGTAGAGGAACTTGGTATTAAAGCTGATGAAGCGCCTGCTAACTATGTTAGTATTCCTGAAGTACCTAACCTTAAGTTTGCACCAGAGGTTGCTAATCTTGTAAACCGTTCGTATAAATCTTTAACTAACCAGCAAGAGATGGGTAAGTTTTTAAAGGTTTATGACGGTGCTTTGAACTGGTGGAAGATGTGGTCTCTTGGTGTACGTCCATCATACCATACAAAGAATGCTGTTGGTAACGTATGGAACGCTTACCTTGGTGGGCTTAAGAATCCTAAGACTTATGGAGAGGCTGGTGTATTTCAGACAAAGCTTGCAAGAAACGATCTAACAGGAAAGATTGCTGGTAAACCTGTAGAAGAACTGTATGAAGCTATGGCTACTCGTGGTGTGTTTGGTGAAGGTCAGTATGGTGGAACTGAGTTTGCTCGTACACTAGAGCGTGAGCTATCTCCTGTTAAGCCAACTGATTTTATTACACCTTCAACTAGAAATGTAGCACTACGTGCTGGCTTTAAAGTAGGTCAGACAGTAGAAGACAATGCTCGTATTGCTTTGTTCTTAGATCAAGTTAAGAAGGGAGCTAGTTACGACCAGGCTGCTAAGCATGTGCAAAAGTATTTGTTTGACTATGGTGATGTTAGTCAGTTTGAACAAGGCGTTGTTAAACGTGTACTGCCTTTCTATACTTGGTCACGTAAGAACATCCCTCTGCAGCTTGAGGCTTTGGTTCGTCACCCAGAAAGAGTTAACAAGCTTAACTTAGGTATAGAGAACATTCAATCTGCTTATGGTGCAGAGCCTGCTGATCCGTCTCAAGTTCCTTCGTATGTAACTGAGGGTGGTCCTGTGTATGTAGGACAAGACAAAGAAGCAGGTGTCACATCAGCTATTACTTTGTCTGGTATTGTTCCTTTGATGGACTTGGGTGTGTTTACTAAGTTCTTGAATACACCCACCACACCAAGCGGCCCTCCTGGTGGGCAGATTGATCCTGCTATTTCAACAGCTACAAGCGGTATATCTCCTTTTATCAAAGGGCCAATCGAGTACTTTGCTAATTACGATCTGTTTAAGAAAAAGAACATCGAAGAGTTTGAAGGTCAATCAGCTGACTTGCTTGGTATTAAGATGCCTGTGCACTTAGCTAAAGCTTTGTCTAACATTGTCTTGCTTAATGAGATTGATCGACTAAACCCTGGGAGTGTCTTCGGTACCCGTAGCGTAGATCCTGCAACTGGTGTGGTTACCAAGACCCCCAGTATCTTTGGTAATGAGCGTGGGTCTAGGGTTGATCTACCAGAAGAGCAGCGACAAACGCAAGCTTTAACTGGTGTTCGTGTCTTTGATATTAACATGTCTAAGACTGAAGCAATTAACTTCTTGAAGGTTAAGAAAGATGTTGAGAAGCTACGATCTCTAGTTAGGGGAGCAATAGCTAGAGAAAAAACATATGAGAGTGAGCAAGCTTTGGCTGCTCTTGATAAGTTCTATCAAGAACTTGAAGAGATTGAAGCTGCTCGCAAAGAAAGAATGAAGAATAAATGAGGAAGGCTCTAGTCACCCTGGCTCTTAGTGGGCTGGGGTTGATTGGTATCGCTACCCATGAGGGGTTCTCTAGCACAGCCTATCAGGACATTGTAGGGGTCTGGACTATTGGCTTTGGTACCACTAAGGATGTTAAGCCACAGGACCGTATAGACCCTGTTAAAGCCCTACAGCGTAAGGCTGAAGACATAGTTAAGTTTGAAGGCGCTATGAAGCAATGCGTCAGTGTTCCACTCCATCAACATGAGT